CCGTCGCTCGTCGCCCGCCCGTCTCCACCGCGAACGCGGCCACCCTTGCCTCCGGCCGCCGCGATCGAGCCGCGACCCATCGAGCCCATCGCCGCGGACGCACGGCCCATGGACGCGGTCAGTTGGTCGGCCAACTTGATCGAGCCGCGCAGCCACTCATGGACGCCGCGGTCTCGCGCCTTGGCCTGGAGGATGACGTTGATCGTGGCCATCTATCGTCGTCGTCCTAGGTGTGCCGCGAGCACGGCTGCGAGTGCGTGGGCGTTGGCTTTGGCGGTGCGCTGTCGCTGTTGCTCTGCCGCTAGCGCGAGTGCGTTTAGTTCGGTCAGTGTCAGGTGGTCGACGTGCTCGGGTGTCCACCCGCCGAAGACCGCGAAGATAGAACCGCGACGACCCTCGAGGTCGCTCGCGCTTCCACTTTTTTTTTGAGCGTCTCGAACGCATCCCAGGCGACGATGGCGTCGTCGATCCGCAGGGCGTTGATCGCCCCGACGCTTCGGTCTGATGCCTTAGCGATCGCCACGATGCGACCGTTCCACTCGGTATCGCGGGCTGCTGCGCCTCGATAGGTCCGAAGGTGACCGTAGCGGAGTGGTCCCATCGTGAGCGTACCGATCCCCGGCGTGCGGCAGCGGACGCGAACGACCTCGCCGTCGATCGTCGTGAGAAGCTCGCCTGCCACCGCGGTCCATGCCACGTCGGGCGCATCGTGCAGGAGTTGCTTGCCACCGCCGTCGAAGTAGGCACGCTTGCACAGCTCCGCGGCGTCCAGACCCGCGGCCTCGAGGCACAGGCGAAAGCCCGCCTCGTAGTCGCTCGGATCCATGCGCCACTCGACCGTGTCGAGATCGATGCCCATAGCACGCGCGAAGATCGAGCCATGGAATCGATCCGTCCCGTAGTGCGGCGCGCAGAGGTCAGCGGCAGTGAGTTGGCGGATCGTGATCTTGGTCGGGCGCTCGTCCTCGGACTCCTGGACCGGCTGGCCGTCGGATGCGATGCGTGGCGGAATCTCGATCAGGTTGTAGTCGTAGGGATCGATCACATCGGCCGCGGGCGCGGCGATCTGCTCGATGGCGTTGGCGATCGCAAACCACCCGCGCCCTCCATCAGCGATCCCGTCCAATTGCGGAGGCAGCAGTGACCCGTCATCGTCCACCGACACCGCGGATCGAAACGCCGCGTAGAGTGCCTCTGCATCCGCCGCCATGATCAACTGCCCTTCTTGGTGACGATCACCTGCTTGCCGCTGTAGGTGATCGTCAGCGCACCGTCTCCGCCCGCGAACTGTGGCGGCTCCATGTTCGAGGCTCCTCGCATCAGCCACTCGTCGTCGGTGTCGAGGATTACTCGGACCTCGACGTTGCGTTTGACGAACGTCCCGACAATGTCGGTGCCGGCGGCCACGGAGCACGTCAGCGAAATCTCGGCGGCGACTCCTGCCTCGGTGTGCCCGATGACTTCGAAGCCAGAGAGTTGAGCCGTCCGGGTCACTCCGCCGAAGTTGACCGTGGCCGTGCCGTCGCGCACCAGGACCTTGGTCCCGGCGATCACCACTGCTTTGAAGTCGCTGATGAGTCGTTCCATGGCTCTACCCCTGGACGCTAAAGGCGGTCACGATGTCGATCGTGCCGGTGTTGATGTAGTTCGTGCCAGGGATCGGCAGCGAACTGGAGATCGTCAACTCGTTTGGACCGGAGCGGACAACCTGGAGATTTGCCTCGTAGTAAGCGGCGTTGTCAGTCCACGCCCGCGCCTGGAACACGTCGCGGTTGAGTGCGATCAGGATCTGGCGGACGCCATCCGCGTCGATGATGTTGCTCGACGTTGACACGTCGTACTGCACGTCAGCGATGTTGCCGACCAGCGTCTTGCCGATCTCGGGCAACAGCGCGACGAGTTGCAACTGGCGGGCCTCGGACGCCGTCAGCTTGGTCTCCGCGTCCTGGAAGATCGTCGACGGCTGGCCAAGTCCGTTCGTCTTGTAGGTCGTGACCATCCGCTGCACACGCGGCCGACCGCCAACAAAATGGAACGTCGCAATCCCGCTGGCGAGCAAGGTCTGCTGGTCAGACGGCTGGAGATACTCGGTCTCCGGCGGTGCGATCAACCCAGGGATATCACGGCTATACAGCGTGAACTTGGGATTCTCGACGCTCGCCCGCAGCCCTCCGACTCGAGCGGCCCACGTCCACGGGTTCGCGGGCACGTAGGGATCGCCGAAAATGGTGATGTGCTTCGAGTCCTCTCCGAGGCCCAGCGTTGCCAGGTTGCCAACGCTGTCACGCTTGCCGATGAAGGCGTGGCCGTCGATCTGCCGATCCGCCGTCCAACGATCATCAAGCTCGGTGATCGCGGCGGTCAGGTTCGTCGCGGCGGTGTCGGGCAAGATCCAGTACTTGTACCGGTCGCCGCCAAGCGCTGCGATCGCGGCGGCGAGGTCTGGATCGCCGGTGCCGCCGCTCATGGCCACGGGGGCGATCGTGATGCCAGGAGTGTTCTGGACGACACGGAACCGGATCTCGTTGCCGTGTGCCCCGTGACTCCGAGCCGTCAGCGTCTGCACTGCCGCCAGCACACCGCTGGTCACGTGGAGGTTCACGTACGGCGCCACCGCTGCATTGGCCGACGCCGCGACGGTAGCCGCAGCGTCTCCCACGGCGACGGGCACAATGATCGTCTGATCCTCGATCTGGAGGATGATCGGCGTCGCCGTCGTGGCCGAGCCCGCATAGGTCAGCGTCCCGGTCGCAGCCGCGCTCACTGGGGCCGCCATCAGGACCAGCGTCACGTCGGCGCTGCGGTTGGCCCCGAACACACCGACGGCCATCTGGTGCGCCTGCGAGCCTCGGCCAGCGTAGTCGGCCGCCTGGTCTGGATCGATGCTCTTGGTCGGGGTATTGACCGCTAGCGACCCGCCAGCGGTCTTGATCCCGAAGACCAGGATCTTGCTCTCGGTCGTCAGTGACGCCGTCCGCAGATCCGAGATCGTGTAGCTTCCGCCTGGTACTAGAGTGGCCATCAGTTGCCCTCCTTCTTGACCTTCGCCTTGGGTTCATCGGCCAACTCGACCGTGCCCTCGTTCAGCCTGCGCCGCCAGTATGACCCGGCAGCGCCGTCCATGTCGACCATCGCACCCTCCGGTGGCAGTTCCTTGCGCACGCCGCCATCCATGTACGTAATGCGTGCCAACTGAGGCCCGCGGCCAACGTCGACGATCTTGGGTTTGATCTTTGCTCGTGCCATGAATGTCACTCGACCTTGAACTCGACATCGTCGCCGTTGGGGTCCCCTTCGTAGATGTCCGTACCGTTGATCAGCAGCAGCACGCCGTCGCCCGGCCGCTCACGACCAGCGGCGCCCAGCGAAATCTCCTGCTGCCAGGTGATCGACCAGACCGTGTAAGCCGTCCGCTCGTCCTTGTCGCGGTAGAGCGATCGGAATCGAACGCTGTCAGCCACCGGCGGCCGCGAGAAAATGCGATCAGGATCAGCATTCTGCGGGACGTTCGCGTAGACGAAGCGCGTCGCCTCGCCGATGAAGTCCAGGGCGTCGGTCGTCCGGTCGCTGAGCACACCGCGGACGATGACAAACCAGACGAACGTGACCACGGTCTGAATCGTCATCCCGTGACCGAGCCTCGAGGCCTGCCCGTCGATCACGGTCACGATCGATCGAGGGGCCATGCCGGCCTGCTTCTCGATGAACTCCGGCGTGACCACGCCGGCGTGGCCGATCGTCTGGTGCCCTGCGTGCGCGCCCATCCACGCCTGCACCTGCTCGACGACGATGTCGCGAGCCATCCGCAGATTGCTCGGCGGCAGCGGCAGCGGCAGCGGTGGCTCGGTGACGGCCATGAGATCATCCGAGGCCTCGGCCTCGCCATCCCCTCTCGAAATCCGTGGTGTAGATGTCGTCTAGCGCGGCGCTGAGTTCTCGGCTGATCCCGACGTATGGGCGAGCCGGTAGCCGTCGCGAGGGCACACCTGACTGGTGCGCGAGCGCGTAGGGGAGCGGCGATCCGAATTCGATCATGTCGCCGCGGCGCTGAAACTCCAGCGACCTCGCCAGCGCGCCGGTGCTGTAGAGCAGCTTGTGCTGCGGCCCGCGAGTGTCCGCATAGGCCGGCGACCACGGGTCCCACTCGGCGCCAGCTGGACTCGCGGTGTCATCCTCGAGGCGTAGCCGCGTGTCCTCCTCCAGCGCTTCGCCAAGCAAGTCGAGCGCGTCGGCTGGCCACCAGCGATTCCAGTAGGCGCCTGCGATGTCGAACGCGAGCAGACCTTCGATGTCGATGTCCATCAGCACCCGCACTTTCCGGCGGTGCCAAACGTGCCAGCGTTGCCGCCGAGTGAGACCGTCATCACGGTGGGCCCTCGGTAGGCAGGGCGCGGGGCGACGATGCCAAGGTCGAGTTGCTTCTTGGCGATCTGCCCGAAGTACTCGATCACCTGATCGTGGCCCTGCTTGAGTCGCTCAGTGAGCACACCGTCATCCGCGACAACCTCGTAGGCTGCCAACTTGGCGGTGGCCTTTTTCAGGTGTCGCGGAATCTCGGTTGGAAGCGCCTGGTAGGCTTGCAGGATCCTGACATCAAGCTCGGAGCTCGCGTCAGCGATCGCCTCGTCAATGCGCAACAGGATCGTGGTCGGAATGTCGAAGGTCAGCCCGACTACCGTGAATGACGTAACCGGACCAGCCCACAACTGCGAGCCGAAGTGCATGCGGACGTTGGCCTCGGTCCCACCGAACCATCGGATAACGTCCTCGCGCTCGCAGTAGTTGGGCATCGATCAGTCCTTGGACAGCTTGCGGGCGCGGGCGCGGAGCGCCTTGACGACCGGCGTGCGGTTCTCGCCTGCGACCTCGATGCCGAGCGCATGACGAACGGTGGCAAGATCGAGGCCGTCGAGTTGGGACTTGATGTCGTCGAGATCGAGTCCGGTCGGATCGAACTCGCTGCCGCCTGGAGCGGACACGTTCGACTGCTCCAGCCGCTGTGTGAGCATCTCGATCCGCGCCTCGAGCCCGGCGATCGCTCGCTCTTGCTCAAACTCTCGCTTGGTCCGCTCCTCCGTCTGGCGCGTCCGGTAGTGACTGCGGAGACCGGGGCGCTCCTGCACCATGTGCACGTGGTCGCCTTCGACCGGGGTGCCAAGTTGCAGGCGCGGGAGGTTCCGCTTGCCGATCTTGATCACCTCGGTGAAGTACAGGTCAGCGGAGCCACCCCGCGGCACCATCTTGGCGTTGCGCCCGGAGCCAACCTTCTTGAACCCTCCGGTCACGCGCTCGATGTAGCCGGATGGAACCTCGTTCCACCCGCACTCCAGTCGGATCCGCGGGCCACCGACCTTGGGAGTCAGTGCGATGGGGTGCTCGCTGTTGTTGCGGACGTAGACGGTGTTAGTCATCACGCACCCCATCCGACGTTCTTGCCGTCAAGGAACAGCACCGACTCGGTGTTGGTCACTTGCACCCCGGCAAAGTATGACCACACCTCGATCTTGAGCTTCCACTGGTTGTCGCCGCAGACGACCGGCGACTGCGGGCGCGCGAACACGGGCGCGGTGCAGCGGATCAGGTCGGGGCGCGGCGTCAGGAACAGCGCGCCGGGGTGACCTGCGGCGTCGGCCGACGACATGCCGGGGTCCACCACGATGTCGAGTTGCTCGTTGTTGTCGAGGATGTACTTCAGCAGCGTGGTGTCCGTACCAGCGCCGAAGTTCTCGGTCTTGAGATGGCGGTAGGGTAGGCGCGGCAGCACGAGCATCTCGGGCTCGGGCTCCTCGGTCTGTTGGCCGTAGATCTCGTCGATCGACTCGTTGAACTCGTCGTAGATCGCACCGGCGCCAGCGGTCGCCCAGTCGACGGTTGAGAGCTTGTAGATGATCCCGGGGTAGTTGGTGACGCCGCGCAGGTTGTGCTCGGGCGATCCGCGTCGGATCAACCGGTTGAGCGCATCCATGTGCTTGCGCATGCAGACGCGACCCTTCTCGCGCATCGCGTCGTAGTTGCCCGACTTCATCGCCTGCGCGATCTCGTGGAAGCCGATCGTCACCTCGTGCGCGACCTTCTTGAATGACGCGGTCTTGACCTCGGTCACGATGTCCACGTCGCGCTCCGGTGGCTCGTCCAGGGCCACGATCCCGTCATGCTCGGTGGGATCAGTGACGCCGGCCTCCATCCACTCGATGTGCTTGTCACCGATGCCTGCGCCCGAGTCCGTGATCGTGATGATCGACCCGTCGGCCCACGGCGTCTCCAGATCGGGCTTCATGAAGA